AGCTGGCTGACGTGTCGCAATTGACAGCACTCGAAGCAAAAAAGAAAATAGCAGTCTTTACAAACATACAAGGAAAAACTGCTCCTGCAATTTCATTTATCTCGGGCGACACGAACGTAATATTTGAAGGTACTGCGACTGCAGAGAATTCAACAGTAACAACGAAGCTAAATCCCGGCGGAACGATAATTCAAGTATTGCCTGCTGATCTTACACCTTGTAATCGTTTTAATGATGCTGTTGCACTTTTTTTGACAACAATACCGACAATTGAAATGTCACGCGCTGTTCCTTATTTAGATCTTAAAGTTATTCTCCCAAGAGGCGTGGGCACAGGACGGCCCGGAACAAATGCAATTACAACGTATACGTTTTTATATGGCGCAAAGGAAGCTGTGTCATCAGAAGAAAAATTCTTTATTAATTCATCAACGAGTACTGCTGAAAATGGTGCAGTATCAACAGCAGTCGGAATGGAATTGTTCATGTCTCCACAGACAATGGTTAATGCCGATGAGACGGGAGAATTTAGATTAACGCCAGTTTTAGATAAATTTCGTCCACTTCTGACCATTAAGAGCCTAGAGTTTAGTGTTATTCCAACGTTTGGAATGATGTCATACAAGTCGGGAAAATTAAATCTTACATTACACGATAGATCAAGAATGGGTGAAGTCGCCGACCTCGTCCGCCCAGACTTATACTCTAACGTTGAAATGTTAATTGAGTACGGCTGGAGTCATCCCGACGATAGCGATGAAAATGTTTATGGGCAACTGATTAATAATATGCGTGCAAGAGAAAAATATGGAATAATGAACTCATCTTTTACATTTAATGAGTCAGGCCAGGTCGATATTACTCTAGAATTATTTATGAAAGGTGTTGTCGATTTCACAACGACAAAAATAACGGCCAGCAAAGAAGTAGAAGATTCAGCAAGATTTATAAAATCATTAACAGATATAGTTTCAGCATCAAGAGCAAATATTAATGAAAAAACTAAATCTATACGCTCTGAAGTTCGTGGGCAAGTCATACTTGATACTGCATCAGATATAACAACGGCATTGTCTGTTACTGACGAAACAAAAGAAGAAATTAGAACTTATTTACAGTCGATGAAGAATAGCGCCGACCCGGATGTTCAAAGCGTTATTTACGCACTCACAAATCTTTACGGCACTAATGGAAAAGGTGGCAGCGTTAAAGGACTTGAGACGACACTTGACATTATTATTAAGAAAAAGATGGATGCGCTAAGCAATGGAAAAGATCCAATGCTTGACTTGATGAGTAATTTTCCAACAAGCCCTGTCAACGTATCAAATAAAAAAACTCATGTTTCATTAGCAAAGATAATGTACATGTTTGTTGTGCAGCCCATACTCGCAACAGGTAAATTCGACGAAGTTCAGTTAATATTTTATCCATTTAATTCTGCTGCTGCGGGAATGAGATCTTCAAACGTAGGATCGTTTCCTATAGACATACAAGAATTTACGAATTCATGGAAGTCTTTTATTACAAAGCGTCAAAAGTTTAATGTAACAATAAGAGAATGGATGGATTGGATATCAAATGTATTTATAGAATATATTGGCGCTCCTGGTTATGGAATGAGTACGACTTTCAAAAGCGACGTGGGCGAAGACGGTTCTTCAAGAAAACCATCTGATGACACTACAGATAGATTAACTGACGTAGATACAGAAATATCAAAAAGTCTTAAAGCATTGGGTGTTGAAGATGGTGTTTTTTCAATGCCGAAAATTGAGCTGTATGTTGAGGCGGTACCAGAAGGTGTGGGCCTCGAGAGTGATATAGGTGATGAAGAATCAACAATCTTAAGAATTCATGTATTCGATGCCGTCACATCGCCATATTCAGCGCTTGTTCGACTCCTTGACGCAATGTTAGACAATAATCTTGGAACATTTGGAGAAGCAAATAAAGATGACAAAGATGCTTCATCACATGCTGCGCTTGCAACGCGTGTAGTTGACGAAGCAACACGAGCAGGCTTAATTGAAGTAGTAAATAGTTCAGAAGGTCACGTTTATCAGCAGGGCCCGCTCGCAAATGCAAATTCTGTAAAAGAGTTCGTTTCGGGCATGTGTCCAACATTGCGCTTTGGCACACAAACTTCTGGAATAAAAGGCATTAGCATTCAAACGCTTCAAGATCCACTTCTTGCAACTGTACACATGGAGCGCGCAGGATTAACGACTGCTGATAGCGCGCCGGGCCAAGACCCGATGATTGTACCAATGCAAATGTTGCCTACACAGTTAAGCATGGATATTTTTGGTTGTCCGCTTATGGTTTTTGGACAGCAATTTTTTGTTGATGTAGACACAGGTACGACAATTGACAACGTTTACGGTGTAATGAAGATTACACACAAAATCGAACAGGGAAAATTCGACACATCTGTAGAAATGACAAATATCGATGCATACGGAAGATTCAGATCAGCTAATAATGCCGTTGGGCAAGCATTGGAAATTCTTAAAAAAGCAACACCAAAAAAGTCTTAACTAAGAATTTATATTAAAGATTGTTGATGGTAACATTCTTATATGCAAATTTGTGTTCCTGGGCACGTATTAGGAACTTCACTTAATCTCATACAAGAATCAGAGAAGCTAAACACATTCACATGGTGTGCAACAATTCCTGATGGTGCGTGGGTTTTTGATGATTATCATATGTCAATTGGCGAATTGTCTTTTGCAATAAACAAAAATATGCCAACGTGGCCTCCCACAAAATATGAAAATGAGTACAAGGCGCTTGGTATTACACTTGACAACATAAAATGGCAGCATAGCATGCCTAAGCGCCAGTTTAAGAATGCTGTTTCTTTATTGCTGCGTAACCTCTGGAGCATTTTAGAGAGCGACGCCATGGATCAATATGTTTCAACATTTAAAAAAACTTCTGTTGCAATAAGCACATTACAACCAGCAAAAATAAATGTTGAAAAGTGGAAAACGGTTCGTGCAGAATCATCGCATGAGCACAGAGATCTTATAGATACATTCGCCCCAAATGAATCTGGGTTTGCAAGTATAACAAGATATACAAGAAAGACGTCGACGGGACGTGTATCAGTTGCATCTGGGCCGCAGATTTTAAGATTACCCAAGAAGTTCAGAGATATTATTGAAAGTAGATTTGAAAATGGCAATCTTGTCTATGCAGACTATAATTCTCTTGAGCCGAGAACGTTGTTATCAATCACAGAAAAAACTGCACCCGATGACGTGTATACGCATGTATCGAGAAATCTGCTTAAAGACAAAATTAGCAGAGAGACAGCAAAAATAATCGTGATGGGTGTACTTTACGGTGCAGGAATACAAAAGTTACGTGAATTAGTTAGTGAAGATATTGATGTGATAGAAATCATGTCGGAAATAAAACATGAATTTGGAACACGTTCTCTTGAAAAACGACTAACTTCAGAGTTTAAAGAAAACGGTTATATCAAAAATTATCAAGGTAGAATATTACAACCAACAAGGCACGACGGCTCAGGATTGTTAAGTTATTATGTTCAATCTTCTGGTGCTGATGCAGCTCTCACTGGTTTCGCCAACATCATTGAAGAAATTAAAAGAAGAAATCTTGAAATCATTCCAATTTTTATTATTCATGATGCAGTCATTCTTGACGTTCATCCGAACATTTCTAGTGAAGTTCTGAAAGAAGTTTTAAAAGTTGGAGAGGAATACACGGGACTTTCTGATTGTATTCCATTGCGTACAAAATCAATACAGGAGAAGTGATGTTATCTGATGCACAAATTGAAAAGAATTTCGCAATGTTTGTTAATCTTTGCACAAAATTAGGAGAACGCTCGGCTGCGGCGTCGGCACTTGTTGAAGCAATTAGCGCAAGATTGGCAACTGCACCTGCTTCTTCACGTACGCAATATCATGCAGCTTATCCTGGTGGGTTAGTTGATCATTCACTTCGTGTACTTAACAATGCTAGAAAGATTAATGAGACATTCAAGATGGGTTTGACGAATGAATCAATGATAATCGCGTGTTTATTCCACGATTTGGGAAAGGCAGGAGATCTTGATGCGGAATATTACATTCAGCAAGATGATGCATGGCGTCAAAATAAGTTAGGCGAAATGTACAAAATCAATGAAGCAATGCAAAAGATGCCAAATGCTGAGCGAGGTTTGTGGTTGCTTCAGCATTTTTGTGTCAAGCTTACAATTGATGAGTGGATTGCAATTAGAATAAATGATGGACAATACGTGTCAGAAAACAAATACTATGCAATGCATGAGCCTCCGCTCGCGGTCGTTGTTCACATGGCAGATAGATTAGCATGCGAACAAGAAAAAGAGAAAAAGTCTGTTTAGTTTTTAGATTTAAGCATAAAGAATTAAATCAACTTCTTTTTGATTTAAAAATATTCTAGCAAAATCTGCAGGATGTATTTCAATAGTTTTGTTTTCATCATCAATCAAAATATTTTTATAATCTTTATTTTTATGTTTACTATTCTTAATTAGTTCAAGAATTGTTTTTATTTGTTTGATGTTGTAATCTTTTGGCATCGTTTTAATGTTTTTAACATTGAAAATGTATGCATTGACGATTCTAATCCAATTCATATCAATTAATATACGACGTATATCATCTTCACCACCAGAATATTCAATACCTCTTTCATTAAGATAGTTTTCTACCCACGACAGATGCCCATGTTTAAAAATTTCTGTATCAATTTCAAATAATGATCCCTCTGGGCTTAGCCAAGCATAGCTACTTGTACTTATTTTAAAAGGGTCGGGAATAGCTTCTCTTAAAATCATTTCATAAATATTAGAAACAAAATTTGTCATATTGCTCTATATCTATTCATAGAATGTTTAATTTTAGGAAGTTTTATGCCTGTCAAAGAACCACAAGTAGGAAAGGATAGATCTGGGCGCGGAACAGCCGTGCCTGCGTTTGGAAGTAAGCCCCAAAAAAATTGGGATGCTCCTCGCTATCCTTGGATGCACAATGCAGGGGCAACACCAAGCGCTGATGCCGATTCAATGGTTGCTAGAACGTATGGTTTTAGCGATGAAGAAGCATTTCAGGGCGGAGATGACGTAACTGTGAAATATCCAAATAGACTTGCGGCAATGAATAAGCGTGATAATCCTGATAATGAAGAAACATTCGCAGAGGTACGAATTCTTATACAAATGATTCTTCGTGAAGAAAAAGAAGAGTTACTTGTAAGTGATGAAGACGAAGATGTTGATCTTCCTGAAGTTTCGACGATGGGTGGTGGCGCAGTTGCTGGTTATACGGGGCCATTGGGTGCGGGTGCCGCGCCCGCAACATTTCCCGGAAAGAAAAAGAAGAAATGATTATTCTTGATAGAGAGCCTGATGAGTTAGACTTGCAAAGAAGGAAATGCAAGCTATCAGAACTTGTTTTCCGCCATCAGAGCCCGCATCAGTTAGAAGTAATTAGACCTCAAACAATCGTGCAAGTTCAAAAATATAGAAGCGAAGATATGAGCAGCAGTGACTTAAAAACTTACATGGACGACAGAATCAATTCTGAAAATTACTATTCTAATTTGATTAACAAGCCCAAAGAAATGAGTTTTACTTATGCATCAATTGTTGGTTTTAATAAAATGGAAGATCCAACAAAATATCCAGGATTTACATATTTTTTCAAAATAACTCCTAAGAAACTTGATGAAACAATTTTTGAACTTGTTTCTGGCGAAGATGAATTAAACATAATGCCTGCTACGGGCCTAAATGCATTAGAACAATGTATGAAGCAGTGGATTGCGCATCACGAAGAATTTAACGGCCGCGAGGATGATATTCTTGGCTGGATTGATCCAAGAATTGAAGTCGTGATCAGCTATGACATAATCCCGTTTGCAATGATCCCAGAGGTTGAACAAAGATAAACATTTTGTGATCTGCATGATATATATTCTATGTAAGGGGGTGAGATTTGTTCGTTTTTTTACAATATGGCTGACGTAGAATAATAAACGCGCCCGAAAGGGCGCAACTTTATAAAAATTAAAAATTAAAATTTGACTACTTGACTTTGAATAATTGACTAATTACGTGTTACTATAAAGATGTTAATCAATCATGATTTAACTACTGGAGATTAAAAACAATGGCTATTGACTTAGAAGCGATCCGTCGTAAACTTTCACAAATTTCTGGCAAGAACAAGCAAAAGGATGTGCTTTGGAAGCCTGAACAAGATGTGACATATAATATTAGAATCGTTCCATTTCCTGACAATGATGGGCAACCATTTAAGGAGCGTTATTTCTATTACAATATTGGCAACAACCCGGGACTTGTTGCACCTTACCAGTTTGGTAAGAAAGATCCGTTTAAGGAATTAATTGAGAATCTTCGTTCTGATGGGACTAAAGAGTCTTATGAGCTTTCAAAGAAGATTTATCCTAAGATGAGATCATATGCAGCAATCGTTGTCCGCGGCAAGGAAGATGAGGGTGTTAAGCTTTGGGCGTTTGGTAAGCAGATTTACCAGAATGTACTTGGGCTCATTCTTGATGAAGAGTATGGTGATATCACAGATATTGCATCTGGACATGATCTTAAGGTTACTGTTACAAAGCCCAAGAGTGCTGAATGGGCGAAGACGGAAGTCGTACCTCGTCCCAAGAAGACTCCGCTCGCTGATGATCCCAAGGACGTAAAGAAGATTCTTTCCACGATGCCTAATGTGGATGATCTCTTTGAACTCAAGAGTTATGATGATCTTGAGAGAATTTTGCAGGCTTGGCTTGATTCTGGTTCTGATACGAGCAATAGTAAGGAAGGCACATTCCGCGGTGCGAAGACTGAACCTGCCGCAGTTGCAACTGAACAGGTTGCTAAGGCGAAGCCCATTGCCGAAGTTGAAGATGATTTAGATGCCGCTTTTGCTGATCTTGAAAGCGAATAAATCATAATTAATCAAAACATGACGTAGAAATCAGGAGCGCACTGTGCATTTGCACTTTGGGCTCCTGACTTGTCTTGCACAAAATTTACCAAAAAAGGGAAACAGAAAAATGGCTAAAAAGACAGTTGATGTTGAAGAAACAGTAAGCCTTGATGACTTTACGTCATCGCTTATACGCGATCTCAATAAAGAGAGAGGCGATACGGTTGCATTTAATTTAAGTACAGACGACTCGCCCACACATGTCAAGAGATGGATTTCTACTGGCATTAAGAGTCTCGACTTTATTTGTTCAAATAGAAGCAATGGAGGATTGCCAGAAGGACGAATCATAGAAATCTACGGTACACCTTCTATCGGTAAGTCACATGTTGCCGCACAAATCTGCAAGAGCGTTCAAAAGATTGGTGGTATGGCAGTCTATATCGATTCAGAAACTGCAACATCAGTTGAGAATCTTCGAGCGCTTGGCGTTAATGTCAAATCGGGATTTGTTTATGTAAATGAACATTGCACTGAGCATATTTTGCAAATAGCAGAATCTACGATTGTAAAGACAAGAGCGCTCAAGAAGGAAATCCCGGTCGTAATTGTTTGGGATAGCGTTGCAGCAAGTTCACCAAAAGCAGAGCTTGAAGGCGACTATGATAAAGAAACAATAGGATTGCAGGCAAGGGCAATTTCGAAGGGAATGAGAAAGATTACTGGAATTATCGGTGATAAAAATGTCTTATTTGTTATTTTAAATCAAACAAGGACAAAAATTGGTGTTCTGCATGGCGATCCAATGACGACGCCTGGCGGTCAAGCAATTCCTTTCCATGCGTCAATACGCGTTAGATTGTCTGGTGGATCAAAGGTTGAAGACAAGGATGGTAATGAAATCGGAATTAACGTCATTGCAAAAACGATAAAGAATAAAGTCGTTGCGCCTCACAGAACAGTATTCTTCCAAATACATTTCGGTGTTGGTATCAAAGAGCATGAAGAATTATTTGATGTTTTGCGCGATCACGGCCCAGAACAACATGAAGGGTTGGTCTATCATGTCGGTGGTGAAGGTGCATGGAAGTACTATCGAGTACATGATCCCAAGCACCCAGACAATTTGGGCAAAGAGCCAAAGTTTTTCATCTGTGACGAAAAGTTTTACAAGACAGAATTCGGTGATGTATTAAAGGGTGCGCATAAGAAAGAAATAGATATGCTTCTTGAAAAAGCATTCGTAAAGAAAGCAGCACCAGAAGTTCCTGATGTTGATGAAAATTCATATGAAGAGATGCGTTCACTTGCAATAGATTTAAATGAGTCTATCGGCACAATACTACCGGAGTAATTAATGTCTGAGAAGCCGATATTGATAGTTGACGGTCTTTCGCTTTTTATTAGACAGTTTGTTGCGAATCCATCAATGAACACAAAGGGCGAAGCTGCAGGTGGCATTGTCGGCTTTCTCGGATCTCTTCAGTGGCTCGTTGGACAATTATCACCAAAAATGGTTATAGTTGTATGGGAGGGTGGCGGTTCACGTCGCCGCCGCGCAATATTTCCTGAGTATAAAGAAAAGAGACGTCCGCAAAAATTGAACAGATATTATGAAAATGATATCCCTAATACGATTGACAATAGAAATCATCAGGTGTCAACAATTGTTGCATTGCTTAAAAATGTATCAATTACACAAATGTATGTTGAGGATTGTGAAGCAGATGATGTTATCGGGTATTTGTGTAGACGAAAATTTCCGTCAGATAAGAAAATAATTCTATCATCTGATAAAGATTTTTATCAATTGATAGATGAACACACGAAAGTGTATAGTCCCAATAGCAAACTGTTTATGGGACCCACGGAAGTTTTAGAAAAATTTCAAATTACACCAAGAAATTTTTGTTTAGCAAAGGCAGTTTGCGGTGATCCGTCTGACAACATACCTGGTATAGAAGGCGTAGGCTTTAAGACTTTTGCAAAAAGATTTCAGGAAATTGGCACTGAAAGCGATGTTACAATTGCTGAGATCATTGAAAAAGCTAATGAAAATAGAACAAAAAAGAAAGCACCGAAGATTTATAACCAAATTGTTGAAGGTGAGTCTATAATTAGAAGAAATTGGAGTCTCATGTATCTCGATACTGTCAACTTGTCGGCAAGCCAAATTAAAAAAATCGACAATACAATAGACAAATTTGAACCAAAGCGTGATAAAATGGGATTGTTAAGGGAAGTAATGAAGGAAGGTTTGATTACATTTGACGCAGATCGTTTTTTCTTTACTCTTAGCTATTTAATGAATTCTTAAATCTCGGAGACACAACTTATGTCTGATGGGGCAGTATCACTGTCATCTTCTGCAGCATTATTCGGAAGATATGATAAAAAATTTCAAGAAGCTATATTTCATGCGCTGCTTCTTGATAAAGATTGGTCAGCGCAAATGTTAGAGGTAATGACACCTGATTACTTTGAACTCAAATATCTCAAATATCTAGCAGATCAGTACTTTCAACACTTTAAAGATCATAGAACGTTTCCTTCTTTGTCTTTGCTTGTTTCGATAGTCAAAGAAGACCTTAGAGAGGGAAATGCACAAATACTTCAATCGCAAATAATTGATTTTTTACAAAGAATCAAGTTTAATCCAGATCATGGCGACCTTCCCAAGGTCAAAGAAATGGCATTGGCATTTTGTAGAAAGCAAGCTATGAAAAATGCGCTTACGCGTGCTGTTGACTTAATCGAAACTGAGAAGCATGAACAGATTGTTCAATTAATT